TTTAAGTTCGTGCGCAACCCCTTCAAGATAATGAGCTCGGCTTTGGCCGGGACCCGATACTTTAACGATCCAGGCTGTACAAGAAAGCTTGTTAATACTATCGGATTGGCGGAACTAATACTGAATGCAGGAGTTCCGATGTCACAGGAGTATGCGCTGGCACTTATGCGCAATGCAGAATGTGAACAGATCATCAAGTTTGAAGAATTTGATGCCACTTATCATGGTGTTCCCGAATGGGACGATGCTGTCCGTCAGCACCTTCAAACAGATTCTATGTTTCTTTACACTCTCGTCTCAACAGCCCGTTCATTAGGAGAACCCTTTTTGGACACACGTGAACAACAGATCCGCCCTATTAGCCGGTCGCAGACCTACGTACGCAAAGCGCGACGGTCTCCGCTGATCCTCTTACTGCTGATGCTGCTTGTGGTGTCCTTAAATGTACAGCCGATAAAAGACAACATACCGATGTTGTCCAAGAAGGCTTTCCTTAAGACGAAAGCTGCTAAGTACGCTGGGCTGGATGCGGCCCAGAAAGAACAACGCTACAATGCCTATGTGGCCTCCTACTCTGCCAACACACAGAAACCCTCTGTGAAGATTGTTGAGAAGTTTGGAAAGTCTCAGAAGGCTCAGTCTAAGGCTGGCAAGAAGACAAAGATCAACACTACAGCTAGGCAGCTCAATACTGCCAACCCTGATATTGCTTATGCTATGTCCCTCTGCCACCCTGATGACCCCAAGTACAACCATGCGAAAATTCCCTCTCCTGTTCCTCAAGACTCTGATGTGATCAACACGGATGAGGTTTTGATTGCTGGTTGCCCTTCTCAAGTCTCTGGTGAGACCGGTGTCGTTCCTATGGACTTCAACGGAGCTGGTGGTATCATTATGCGACCCAACACACTTGGTCGTCAGCATGTGTACACCTCCGGCTCCCAGATCCTTGGTTTCGACCCACTCAATGCTTCAAGTCCTGGCCTGACTGTCTACTCCCCCGCTGGTCTTGGCGACACGATCTTTGCGATCTCCGCCATGAGCAACGCTGGTGTCCCAGTCCCCAACCAGAACTGCAACACCCCCGGCTGGCAATCACCGATTTCCATGCAAGAGATCCAGACGCTGTGCGCCAAGTACCGTGTCGTTTCGGCGAAACTGATTGCTGTCTACATTGGTCCACCCATCACTGGCTCTGGATTGATTGCAGGCGGTACAATCCCGTACGACCAGTTTCAACAGTTCACATGCAACATCAGCACTTCCACTTCGGAGGTGGTCACTGGTATTTCTTTCTCCCAGTTCCTCAAGCTCCGTGGCGTAACGAACGGCCCTGCCATGAAAGGTATGGAAGTTCTTTACGTTCCTCGGGATGAGAGGGCGACTGAGTGGAAGGAGACTATCCTTGACTACACTGACTTCACCAACGTCAACAACGGCGCCCCTGGTTTCAACACCGGCCGCGACCAGTTTTCTTCGACGAAGGTCCGTCAATCTCTGAAGAAAGGCACCCTCAAGCCCCAGCTGAAGACCTTCAAGAAATTGAAGAAGATGCTTGCTGAGAATGGACAAGTCACCATTTCTGGAACTGCCAAGGTCACTGACGGGAAACTGTCTGCTGTCCGTGGTAGCAACACTACGATGACCCCAGGACCACGCAAGCTCGGCGCGACCATCAACACCAATGTTGGTGTGTC